ACGGGGTCTTTATTTTTTCTTTTTTCAAAAAAAGTTCGGGATTGTTTTGTTTTTGTTTTGGTTTTTGCGTTGGGTCGAGTCCGAGGTGTTCTGCTCTTGCATGGGCTGCTGCGGTTCGGTTGCCGTTGATGTATTGCGCTCCGCGCCGTGAGTTGCATGGTTTGCAGGCGGGGACGAGTTCGGTGTCGTCTCCGACGAGGTCGTAGGGGATGAGGTGGTCTGCTTCGGTGGCGGGTGCTTTGTTGCACCAGTGGCATAGCGGGTTGCCTTGAAGCAGTTCTGCGCGTCTGCGTCTGAACTCTGGACTGGATGTTCTCTTGCTCATGGTTGCCCCCTGCTAGCGCGACCCCCCGAGGGGTCTTGCTCTCTTTCGTTGTGCGATGGTTTTGTGTAATGCTCGCCCCCCGCAATTCCAGTATGTCTCTGAGGTTGCCGGATGTTTGACATCGTTGGACGGTCACCATTCACATTTATGACGTTTGGACGCTGCACAGATGCCTTGAGGCAGTCTGCTCTACCCTCGTTCCCGAGTGTTCTTCCGACCATCTGCAAATGATGATGCGCGCTTGCTTCTCTCAATTGTGTTGGCATATTAACCCTTGCGGAACCCCTGGAGGATTGCTAGCCCGATACTTAACAGAAGGATGTACCAGGCCACGACAATCATCCGTACCTCTTGACTGGAGCCTTGTACATTTCGCAGCCTTTAGGGAGCGTCTGAGGGAACTCTGGAAGGTCTGTGAGTGGGTATAGGCGGTAGTCGGGAATGGTGAAACAGTCGGGAAATATCTCGTCGTTGTTCGCTATGACTTCTCGGCCTGTAATCCAACCCTCGATCAAGACACGGTTCTCACGGACTTTGCAGAAGATAAAGTTGTGATCAGCGTTGTCCCTGGTGCGTACCTTGATTGTGGTGTCTGGGTTTTCAGTTGAACGGACTTGATAGTTGAGTACGTCGAATCCGTTTGCTTCTTGTTCCCAATGCCATTCCGCGCCAAGCAGTTTTCCGACGGCGTATTCACCTATGGCACCGAATACGTCTGTCTGGAACCAGTTTTGTTCATGGTATTTGCGCCCTGGTTGGTTGGGTCTATCGGCTCGCTTAATGGCTAGGAGGCGACGGTTGACTCCGCCATGCGCTGCAATCTGCATATCGGCATCGGACAGGATGACGCGGACGGGTGTTCTCATTGCACTTTGCCTTGCCTGCCTAGTCGAGCTGCTATTGCGTCAAGGTCACGAGGTCGCCAAAGGTGGTATTCGATTCCTGCGTTGACGAGGCATCGTGCGTACTTTTCTTGTTCTGCTGAGAGTTTGCCTTCGGCTGCTTTGAGTTCGCAGAAGATGACTCCTCGAGATGGCACAGATGTTGAGACGAGGACGAGGTCGGGGAATCCGTTGCCGTCTGACCGCCATACGCCAGGGCGAGGCGATGAGGGTGAGGCATGGAAGACGAGCCATTGTTGCATCCGCGCAAGTTTGATGACTTGGTCTTGGAATATCTTTTCGGAGACGGTCATCGGGAATCTTTTCCCAGTAGGAACCCGCACATGAAGAGACTTACGCACATGATGATCAGCATTAGGAAATCAACCATCAGAATGCTTCTTCGGGTTCTTCTTGCGGTGCGGGTGCGCTCTTGAGGGTATCGATGTATGCAGACGCTTCGCGCTTGCTCATGCCCTGAAGGTTTGCCGGTGGAACTTTGCCCATTGACTTACAGACCGCGCGAATCATGTTCTGCTGCTTCTCTGACGCAAGGTTCGACGGTTCGGTGACGCTTCCGCCTTCTGTGGGTCGTGAAGTCATGCGCTCAACCTTTGACATTTCTTCCCTCGACGGGCGTTTCGTCCAGTCCGTTGACGACGCAAAGTCGCAATCTGCTAAGGCTCGCCCAATGGCACTTGTACAGGCATTCTCCACGTGCGAAGTTTTGTTCACGTTATTTGAACCACGGATTTCTTCGGCAAAGTCGGTTGCAATGGGGCGGTCATCTTCTCTGTCGACATAGATGTCGGCCTGGACAACAACGCGGTCTCCCTCAATGGTAATGAGTTTTGTGATGACTCGTCCTTCGGGGTGTTTCTCCCAGAAGCGCGCCAAGCGACTGGCGACGGGTTCGTAGTCTTCAATGCTCATATTCCAACCTGCGCAACGATTAAAGCGGCTGCAGGAATCATCGTCAAAACTAACTCTGAATACTTGCGGTTGTCGTTCGGGTATTGGGTGTCAAAGTCCAACGCCATGTGCATAGCCAGGGTGATTGTGCGTCGGCCGTAAAGGTCTTGTAATTCCTGACTCATTTTGGCTCAACAATCCACTCGATGATTGCTTTCATCTCGTCGTTGTAACTCATGCTCGGGTGACGCATCCGTTCGGCAGCGTTGCGCATAGTCATTATCAGAGCGATTGCCTGACTGACTGTGGCACCTTCTTCGAAGCGCATCTCTCCGTCCAGTTTGACTGACAGATTCATTAGACGCGCAATGATTTCGTCGGTTGTTAATTCCATGATGTTTCCCTCATCTTTCGTTACGACCCTGAAGTCGCTTTCCAATGCCCAAGACCACCATTGTCGTAGAGGTATCGAGCGACCCTGACATTACACGACGGATCTTGTAATGCGCGGATGACATCTTGCTTCTTACAGACTGCCCGTGTCACGGTTGCCCAGGAGCCTTGAATTTGCATGAGACCAACATCGGGTCGTCCGGTGGTTTTGCGGACTGGCGACACGGCTCGGGGAGTGCAACGCGATTCGCGGTACATGATTCTCGAGAGAGTTGGCACGACCTTTGCGGGGAAGTGCTTGCGAAGGAGCGGTTCCCATCGAGGGCATGATTGTGCAGCTGCGCTTGCGGGCGATGCGGTGAATGTGGCGGTGATGAGGGCGATTGCCATGATTTTCTTAATCAACCTTTTCAACTTCTGTAATCGAAGCGAAGGTCATCCAGGGAGCCGCTCTTTTGGCGACTGTGACTTTGACGATCTCTTCTGTTGCCGAATCCGTGAAGATTTGGACGAGGGTTAGTTTGTCTTTAGACCATAACGGCATATAGCCCCACATTGGAATCATGGTCGGTTTGCCATCATTTTGAGCCATAGCCAACATGAGACCCAACCTATTATGAAACTGTAAATGAATTGTGTATCGGTCATAGCGGTTTCCCTTCGCTGTTCGTGTCCAGATGTTGTAACACAGAGAAGCGTCTGGGTGGCGGATTCGACCTCGGAACCAATGAGGGAAACACAGTCAGTCCCGAGGTCTAGCGCGAAGAGGGTGATTTCTTCGGGCGATTTATGGTTTCGGCAAGGCTCGCCAGGCTGCTTCAAATGCTTCGGGGCTTTCCCATTCGTTAGAGATTTCGGCATGGAGCCAGACACCGCCTGGGGTTCCGGCATTGTCTTTTGAGGTAAACAATTTGACGCCTTTTTGCCCTGGGCCACGACTGCAGCGATACCCACGACCCCAAGCGGTTTTGTCTGATTCGGGTTGTGCAGGGTTGCGGAAGGCGTAGTCATGCAATTCGCATAGAAGGAGCGCTTCGGAGTTTTCGATGAGCCATGTCCATGCTTCTTTTGCAGCTGCTCTTCCTGCTCGAGTTGCGGGATAACCCATATCGACGGCATAGCCACTGGCATGAACACTTAGGTTCTTTGACCCCCGCATCGGGCGGTTGACGTACATTCCTAGATTCGTGAATGCCCAACGCCGTTGACATAGATCAAAGAATTTCTTTGTGATTGGCGAGGTGGCTTTGCCGTCCCAAGAAGGGTAGAAGGGATATTTGCGAGCGGTCATGGTGCAGGCGGGTCTTTCGGACGATCCTTGAGGCCGTTACCTGCGAGCACCCCGAGAAGCCCGCCAGTTAACGTCGCAAGCATTGGCGACAAGACTGACCATGCAGCATCGTCGTTAGGCGAAACCTCGAGCGGTTGAGTCACAAACAGTAAGCCGTAAAGAAGTGAGATGATTGACAGAACAAAGGCAAGCGTCAAGCCGATGGCTACGACAAAGATAAGTCGTGCTTTGATTTCTTCGTTTGTATGTCTGTTGTCTGGTTTCATGTGCATTTCCCTCCAGTGCCGTAGGCAGGTGCAATTGTTGTTGAGATTGTTTCGGTTACGCCTCGTAGCGCTTTGTTTTTTGTTGGTGGGCAGTTAAGGCGTTCACGGTCTGCGCAAGCAGTAAGCGACCCCAAAAAGACCAATAGAATCAGGCTTTTACGCATTTATGCGCTGATTTCTACAAGTAACAATGACGAAACAGAAGCGTTGAAGTTTGTTTGGCAAGTGCCAGTGGTGCGGTTGGCTGCGTAAACTGTGTATGTGGTTGCTGATGTTGTTGCAGGGCTATCCATATAGAACGCATCAAATTGTCCGTGTTGGCGTTGGGTGTCATCTGTGCGTAAAAAGTCTTGGCCAAGTTGCGCAATGCTTGAAGCGCCTTTCCACAGTTGAAAGTTAAGACCATTGCCTGCTGCGTCTGTTGCTTTATAACAATCCGCAACATTGACAAACACAAGGATTTTGTTTGTTGTTGCTTGTGGCGTAATAGTAGCGCTTAATCCCGTGCTGACATAAGCAGTAGTTGGCACCGAAACAGTTGCAGTGTTTGTGTCTGAAATGACCTGCAAAACACGGAACGCGCCCCTAAGGTCATTTTGTTGGGCTGCGGTGAGGATAGCCCCACTGACAAAGGATGCTGGAAGGTTGGTTGGTGTTGCCATGTTGTGTCTCCTTTAGAAACTGAGAAGGTTGTTGTTGAGCGTTCCGAAGATTGCATCGTCAAAAGTTAAGTATTGGTTGCCGTCCGTACTCTCAAAAGTGTACGAAACAATGTGAGACCCTGGAACAATTCTGTGTTCAATTCCTGAAGTGATCAGAGTCTGCGATTCTGTGAGTGGGGTTCCGGTGTTGTAATCCTTTTGGACTGTCACGATTGACGTCAAGTCAATGGCAAAGATGGTTAACCATTGGGCAGGTGTCAACGCTGCAAGTTCGCATGAGATGCCTGTGAAACGGACAACGGGGTTGCGGTATTTGCCGAGAAGGTACGCGCCGAGACCGTTGACTTCTGTTGTCGTTGAATTGAGCAGCTGCAAAAGTTGATACGTCTGAGACTGATACAGAGCAATCGAGGTTGGGTCGGTGTTGGTCTGGACGGCTCCGGCGGGACTCTGTGTTGAAATGTTGTTGTACAAGAGTTCCGACCCGTACTGGTTGACGAGAGTCATGTACGGAATGCCTGTGCCGTCTGTCGTGAACGAAGCGCCCGCAACAGGGTTCAGAACACTTGACCTGCCCTTGAAGGTTAGGGTTCCATCGGCTGCCGTGAAGAGGTACCCCTGTTCGGAGGTGTTGACTTGCTGAAGGTACGAAAGACAGTTCGTGTCCTGAGTAACCGCGTAAGCGCCCAAAGTCGAGGTTCCGGTACCAATAGACCTTCCGCCCTGATAGGCGATTTCTGGGCGGTCTAGAACGGCTGTGACACGGGCTGACGATGACTCTGCGGACGGGGTGAAGGCGTTGAGTTGCTGATTCGCCAGGGTGCCGAACGCGTCAACGCATCGCGCAACCATTCGACCCTGATTGGCGTTCTGATAGTCAAGGTTCCAGTCCTCAACGAAGCCCGTGTAGATGGGGGTGCCGTTGGCGTAGATGATGATGGGCGAACGAGGCAACACGAACGGGTAGTCTT